GAAACTTTGCAAGATTCACTATCTTCTAAAGAGCAAAATGCTCCTCAGAATTTAAATGAAGCTGTAAGTAAAAATAACCGGCTTGTTTTGAAATCAAATAAAAAAGATACGCAAGTTTCAAATTCTGCCCTTGAGCGAATGAAGAAGCTTGCAGGAATTATTTAAGGAGAAAAAAATAATGAGTATTATTGAAAAATTAACTGAGGGCATCCTGAAACGTGATGTCCAAAAAGAGGGCCAAGCTCTTCTCAATAAATGGGAAAAGACTGGTCTTTTGGAGGGGATTGAGATCGACCAAAGTCGTCAAACGATGGCGTGTCTTCTCGAAAACCAAGCAAAGGAGCTTCTTCGAGAAGCTTCAACAATGGCAGGTGGTGATGTCGAAGGGTTTGCAGCAGTTGCATTTCCTATCGTTCGCCGCGTGTTCGGTGGTCTAATTGCAAATGAGTTAGTATCGGTTCAGCCTATGAGCTTGCCGTCTGGACTTATTTTCTTTCTAGACTTTACATTTAATGGCGCACGAGTGGGCGCACACAAAGCTGGTGACTCCATTTATGGTGGCGGAGCTGTGGGTCGGCAAATTACTGGTGGCGTAAATTTAGCCAGTATTAGTGGTTCACAAACAAGTTTTTATAACTTGAACAATGGTTATGCTACACCAACTGGTTCGGTGGCTGCAACACTTTACATGGTGGCTTCGGGTACTTATGGCGCATCAATGAGTTTTGTTTCCTTTTCTGCTGGTGGTGGTGCTGGCTTTTCAACTGCCAACGATTTTTCACGATTGGCGCGATTTGACCCTGATTTTATTTCAGGCACGACCACGATGGCCGTTTATCGTATATTGACGGCATCAACATTGCTAAAAGAAGGTAATCTTACCAATGCGACTTCTCAAATAGATCTTAACAATCTTGTTGGGGTTCGAGTTCTTCCTGCTTTTTCCAGTTCTGCAACGCAAGTTCGTTGGTTGACCCAACTCTCCGGTACGAATAGAGGATTTATTCAAAACAGTGATAATAATAGTGATCCAGGTCTTTATATCGTTTATGCGTCTTTGGCTGGAGGTACGGTATCGAATGTCAAGGACGGTGGCGGAGCTGGTGCTTTAGGTAATTTTAATGCGACAGTTGAGTTCCCCATGAGAGATTCATGGGAGACAGGTGGAGCACTTGGTTCAGTTGTTGGTAGTGTTGAGTGGGGTCTAGAAAATAACTCTACTGTTGGTGCTATTCCTGAAATTGATATTAAAGTCGATTCAGTTTCTATCACGGCTATGACCAAAAAACTCAAAGCTAAATGGACACCAGAATTGCAGCAAGATATTAATGCATATCATAATTTGGACGCAGAGGTAGAATTAACTGGAATTCTTTCAGAACAAATTGCACTTGAAATCGACCAAGAAATTCTTGAAGATTTGATTGTAGGCGCAAAGGCCGGAACTTATTACTGGTCACGTAAACCTGGTAAGTTTGTTCAACGAACAGGCAACACCGGGGGCCTCGAAGTTAATCAGAGTTTGTATCCAGATTTCACTGGAACAGTGTCTGAATGGTATGAGACTCTTCTCGAAACTGTTAATGATGTTTCTGCACAGATTCATCGTAAAACGCTTCGAGGTGGTGCAAACTTCTTGGTCACAAGCCCAGAAATTGCAAACATTATGGAGTTTACAAGTGGTTTCCGAGCTGATACGACGGCTGATGAAAATCGCGGCACCGCAGGTGCTGTTAAAGTCGGCGCAATTAGTAAGAAATGGGATGTCTACGTTGACCCGTATTTCCCACGAAATCTAATTCTTGTTGGACGTAAAGGCAACAGTTTCCTCGAAAGTGGATATGTGTATGCCCCATATGTTCCACTGCAAGTCACGCCGACCATTTTTGGACCGGAAGACTTCGTGCCACGTAAGGGAGTTATGACCCGTTACGGCAAGAAGATGGTTCGACCAGATATGTATGGTCTTGTAGTTGTCGAAGATCTTGTCTAATTTATTAGACTTATTTTCATAATCATGATAAACCCCGGCTTTCTTTTTGAGAGTCGGGGTTTTCTTTTTCGTTTAAAGCACCTTTTAACTATTTAATTAATAGGAGAATAATAATGGCAGTTCCTAAATTAACGCCAGTGCAGCAAACAAGTCCTTATGTTTTAAAATCCACTGGATCATTCGACCTTGTTACTACAGCCAGTGTTCCATATGGAGTATATTTAACTGGTCCCTTAAGCTCTAGTCAATGGGCATCTGGTGCTGTGGCTCAAGTCGCACTTACTTATAAAATGTTGGGCGGCGATGTTCTCGATATTGAATTAACTGAAAACAATGTTTATACAGCCTATGAAATGGCAACATTAGAATATTGTACCATTATTAATAATCACCAAGCTAAGAATGTTTTATCTGATTTTTTTGGCGCAACAACTGGTACTTTTGATCATGAAGGAACCATCCAAGCGGGTGAATTATCATCAAGTTTGAGTGGAACTCACGCAGCATTAAAATTTCCTAAATTTAAATTTTCATATAGTGAGCGTGTAGCAGAAGGACTTGCAGGTGGCGCGGGTTTTGGTGATGATGTAAGAATTTATTCTGCTTCTATCGCTTTGGTAAGTAATAAACAAGATTATGATTTACAATCCATTGTTCAATCAGCTTCTGTGGAAGTTCCTGGGACATCTAATTTTGCAGGTCCATTTTCAGGAAGCGTGAATAACAAACGAATTGCTATACAACGAGTATATTACAAATCCCCTCAAGCAATGTGGAGATTTTATGGATATTATGGCGGCTTAAATGTTGTTGGAAATCTCTATACATATGGACAATATTCAGATGAATCTACTTTTGAGGTTGTCCCGGCATGGCAAAATAAATTGCAGTCTATGGCTTTTGAAACAAATCTTTATACTCGTGCATCCCACTATTCTTATGAAATAAGTGATAATAGAATTAGAGTTTATCCCCCACCGAATTCTCCTGGCACGGGCGCACCTACTACAATATGGTTTGACTTTACAGTTCCCCAAGATGCATGGACTGAAGATTCAACGAGAAAAAGTGGAATTGATGGTGTAAACAATTATAATACTCTTCCTTTTGCCAATATTCCCTATAAAAATATTAATAGTATGGGTAAACAATGGATACGCAAATATGCTATAGCGGTCGCAAAAGGAATGTTGGCTCAAATTCGAGGAAAATTCGGAGCAATCCCCATACCAGGTGAAGCAGTTACATTAAATTCTTCTGATTTGTCCACACAAGCGAAAGAAGAACAAGACGCTCTTAAAACGGAGCTTAAGGAATTGTTGGATACTCTAACATATGCTGCTTTAATGGATATTGATGCTAAAATAGCAGAAGATTCTAATCGTTTTCAAGTTCATATTCCAATGGGAATTTATAGGGGATAAAGTGAGTGGCAGAGAATAAATGGAACAGGCCGGATACTCCACCGCCACCACTTTTTCTTGGAAAAAAAGAAAGAGATTTGGTTAAACAGGTTAATGATGAATTAATTGAACGTGTAATCGGTCAGGATGTTCTTTATTATCCTATAAGCAATACCCATACAAACTTTCATCCATTATATGGTGAAGCAATTGAAAAGAATTTTTTACCTCCTGTACGAGTGTATGTTTTAATTGAATGGGGAGAAACAACTACTTCATTAGAGAAATATGGGCTTGATCGTGTATATCATTTAACCTGTCATTTTCACAAAAGAAGGTTAACAGAAGATCAAAACCTATATGTTCGTGAAGGAGACTTTATTCTCTATGGAGAAGACTATTATGAAATAGCTACCCTAAGTGAACCAAAACAATTATTTGGACAGACGGAACATATGCTGGAAATATCAGCTAAGTGTGTCCGTGCTCGTCAAGGACTTTTTGATGGTGAATAGAGATGGGAATTGATAATATACTTACAAGTTCAATAGATCGAAGTGGGATTGCAGATCGTAAAATGGATACCATTTTGCCATATAAGCCTTCCACCTTAGAGACAATAGATTTTTCAATTTATAATTGGCTCAAAGATACAATGAATATATCTTGCACCACAAACAAGGGTTGGAAAACTGTTCCCATTGTCTGGGTGTCTGGAGAACGCTCTTGGCAGTTGAAAAATCATAAAGATTTAAGAGATAATGATGGTACTTTGATTTTTCCTATCATTGCCCTTCAACGAGAAGGTGTTTCGAAAACTCCTACTAATAAGGGAACTTTTTGGGGTAATATTCCACCAGTCCAAGATGCTAAAGGTGGTTCTATTACTATTGCTCGGAGAGTAAATCAAGATAAGACTGCTAATTTTGCAAATGCAGATGCTTATAGAAAAAAAACTCAACTTGCAGGAAATGCTGGGGCTAACGGAGTTCAGCAAATTAACTTTCCGATGCCCAAAAATAAAAAAGTTGTTTATGAAACAATCACAGTTCCGATGCCTGTCTATATTGATACTACTTATACTATTAGCATTAGAACGGAATACCAACAACAAATGAATGAGGCAACACAGCCTTTTGTTACATTTTCTGGTGGTATTAATTATTTAAAATTAACGCATGATGGACATTCTTATGAAGCATTTATGCAGCCTGAATTTTCTGCTGAAGGGAATGTGGCAGAACCGGGTGAAGAAGCTAGATTTTATGAAACTAAACTTAGTATAAAGGTATTGGGGTATTTAATTGGCGCTGATAAGAACGATAAACAGCCTCAAATTGTAATTCGAGAAAATGCTGTTGATGTTAAGAGCCCTCGTGAAAGAGTTATGATGGGAGATGAACCAGATTGGGGACCGATTGGAGGCCCAAAGGGAAAATATCGGTCATAATCATTCCTTTGTCTTTTCGAGCAATAAGCTACTATTTATTAGAGACTTTTGAAGCATTAAGGAGAAAGACGCATGGCACAAAGCAAATTCAGATTTGTATCACCGGGGATTCAACTTCGCGAACTTGATAGATCGCAAATCCCCGATGAACCACAAGAAGTAGGACCAGTTATTATCGGTCGTGCTCAACGAGGCCCTGGACTTCGACCCGTAAAAGTTCAGAATTTCACAGAATTTGTGGAAATTTTTGGTGAACCTTTACCGGGCGGCGCAAGTGGCGATATTTGGAGAAATGGTAGTGCTGGAATGGAACCGACTTATGGTGCTTATGCTGCTCAAGCTTGGTTAGCTAATGGAACTCCTTTAACTTATGTTCGCTTATTAGGAAAAGAACATAGTGATAATACAGCCACTGGCGATACGCAAGCTGGATGGCAAATTGGTGGAACTCCTGATGGAAGTCGAGGAACTGGCGGAAACGCTGGACCAGGCGCATTAGGTTTATTTGTATGTAATAGCGGAAGTGCAACAGAACAACTTACTGGTACATTGGCCGCAGTTTGGTATTGTGTTTCATCTTCAGTTGAACTTTCGGGTGCAATTCGTCAAGGAACTTCAAATATTACTGGCTCTGGTGTTATAATTAAAAGCACTGCTGCTGGTCCAACTTTTACAGTGCTTGTTAAGGACGAAACTGACGCAATTACCGACACCATTAACTTTAATATTAAAGACGAATCAGCGGGCAACTTTGCTCGAAAAGTTTTTAACACTAATCCTACTCAATTAACTACACGATTATATCCCTCGGGAAGTCGCAGCAAATACTTCTTAGGTGAAACTTTTGAGAGAGATGTGAGAGAGACACTTACCAGTGGATCTGCTGCTGGCGATACATTTGGATTTATTGCGGCTCTCTATAGTTCGCCAGAAACATTGTTGTGGGGCAAAAACTATCAAAGCATGACTCCCGCACAAACTAACTGGATTATCGGACAAACTACGGTAACATCAGGAAGTTCGACGCCTGAAGCTAATGAAGAATTGTTTCAAGTGGTTGCGTTGGACTCAGGCGAGTGGACGCAAGAAAATCTTAAAGTTTCTATTACAGATATTCGTTATTCTAATGAACCGTCCGATCCGTGGGGAAGTTTCGGACTTATGTTGCGCAAGGCATCTGATAATGATGACGCTCCTCAAATTATCGAAAGCTTCTCAAACTTAGATTTAAATCCCAATTCTCCCAATTATATTGCACGACGAATTGGTGACGCATATGCGCGATGGGATGACACAGATCGACGATATAGATATCATGGAAAATATGGAAATAATTCTAGATATGTTTATATCAAAATGAAAAATGAAGGTGGCCCAAGTAGGGACGATCTATTACCAATGGGTTATCAAGGCCCAGTTCGTTGGGGAGCTTTCCAAATTTTAAGTGGAAGCACTTCTGCGACTGTTCCGGGTACAGCAGCACCAGGCACAGCATTTGAAAGGGCAATGATGAAAACTGTGGGAGCATCGCCTGGTGCTTATGCAGCTTCTATGCCTGATTCGGCAGCAACGTGTGTAAGTGGGATTGATACAGCTGGTTATGTTGCCAGCGGTGCGGACGCTTCGTTTACAATCTTAATACCAACGAGTGCAGGTGGTCTGGGTGGAACGGCTGTTACAATTTTACTTGATGAAAACGCCATAATCCCAGCTGCTGGAGCTGCCAACACAATCACAATTGGCACCTACGCTGGGGCTGAAACCGATGACCTCGCCGCAGGATACATTGTCGAGGCTATTAATGGAGAAACCAATTCAGAAGATCGTATCGTATATGCAACATCAGGAAATGGAGAGTCCGGTGATGACTTGGGTATTACTGCTGCTCTCACAGCCGGTGAAACTACTAAAATCACACTTACGATGGATACTCCGGGAACCGATGGTAATATTACTAGTGCGCTGGCTAGCGTATCAGGTGAAAACATAATTGATGTGACGGCTTTTACTGGGGGTGGCTCTCCTTCAAATGCAGAAGTATGGGTCGGACCTGAAGTTTTCAGTGGTTCTTTCCGATTTCCAAGAACATACCTTCGCACGAATTCAACTCAAGGAAACTTAAATGATCCAACGGATGCATATTGGGGTCTTGATACAAACACATATGGCGGAACTCGATTCGACAAAGCATATGAAGACGTTGTTCGCGGACTTTCAGGACTTAGACCTGCTAATGCACCCCGAACAAATATTTCATATTCGGCCCAAGGAAATGTAATTGAATATCAATATGTATTCAGTCTTGAAGATGTGTCTTATCACACTGCATCGTTGGGAACGACGAGCGGTGGTTCTACGGTGCCAGTTGCCACACAAGCTCAAGAAGCTTATTATTGGTCAGGTTCGTATAAGAATGGTTACGCGATTGCTTCTACAGGCTCTGAAACATATAAAACTCTTTTGGATGCTGATTGGAATCAATTTACTGTTCCAATGTTTGGTGGATTTAATGGTACAAACATTAAACAAACCAATCCATTTAATAATTATTATACTACCACGCCGACCATTTATAACGATTCAAAATTTAATTCAATTCGGATGGCGATTGATTCATGTGCGGATCCAGAACTTGTTGAGTGCAATCTCATGTCAGCACCTGGTATTGGCACAACGACTGAAGCTCGTGGATTGACTAATCACATGTTAAATATTTGCCAACGACGAGCAGACGTGATGGCGGTTATTGATATTGAGGGCGGCTATTTGCCACCACCAGATCGAAGCGGCATCGGAACTGATGCTGACAGCGGCAATCGTGGCAAAGCATCTACAGCCGCAACTACATTAAGAGGACGCCAAATTAACAATAGTTATGGCGCTTGTTATTATCCTTGGATTCAAATTCGGGATGCTGATTCTGGAGTGAGTTTCTTTGCTCCACCATCAATTGCTGCAATAGGCACTTATGCTTATTCGCAAGCTAAAGCCGAACTTTGGTTCGCTCCCGCAGGATTTACGCGAGGCGGACTAACTGAGGGTGCTGGCGGACTTCCAATTATTGGAGTAACCGAAAGATTAACTTCGAAGGATCGTGATAAACTTTATGAAAATAATATTAATCCGATTGCTTCATTCCCGGCTGAAGGACTGGTTGTGTTTGGTCAAAAGACATTGCAAGCAACTAGAAGTGCTTTAGACCGCGTTAATGTGCGGAGACTATTAATTCATGTTAAGAAAGAAATTTCTAGAATTTCATCGACCCTCTTATTTGATCCTAATACGCAAGTAACTTGGGATAGATTTACTGGACAGGCAAGACCTTTCCTTGAAAGTGTTAAAGTAAGGCTTGGCTTAGAAGACTATAAAGTTATTCTAGATACGACTACCACAACACCTGATTTAATCGATAGAAATGTTATGTATGCAAAGATTTTCTTAAAACCAACAAGAGCAATCGAATTTATTGCAATTGATTTTATAATCACAAATACTGGAGCATCATTTGAGGATTAATTGAGAAGAATGACTAATTATAATAGGAGAAAATATAAATGACTTTTTGGCAAGACCCGAATTTAGAACCAAAACGCTCTTTTAAATTCATTTTAAGCATACCTGGCGGTTCAAAAACACAAGGGATATCAGAATTTTTGGTGAAGAAGTGTAAAAAGCCTGAATGGGAAATTGGTTCTATTGAACACAAGTTTCTAAATCATTCTTTTTGGTATCCTGGTAAAATTAAATGGAATCCCCTGGATGTAACTATTGTAGATACAGTTGATCCAACAGCAAATGCTGCACAACAAGTCATGCACATTCTTGAAGAATCAGGATATGAGCTTCCGACAACGCCTACAATAACTCAAGGTTGGGGAACAGTTTCCAAGAAAAAGGCCGTTAATGATGCGCTTGGCCAAGTCAAGATCAAAACTATTGATAGTGATGGGGCCATTGTTGAAGAATGGGTTCTTAACAATGCATGGATTACAAAGGTAGCAATGGGCGAATTAACTTATGATGATGAAGCATTGCTCGAAGTTACACTTTCCATTCAATATGATAATGCTTTTATTGATATCAAGGGTGGCGGCGATGGAAAGATTCCTGAAACTTCCGGCTAAACATTCATTCATTTCTTTGATATAATATAACTTAAGAGGTACACATGCCAAGAAATAACCAGGGTCGCCTGGATAATAAACCCGAATCAGGAGCAGAAGCTCCACCACAAAACGTAGACGCACTTTTAAATTTCGTAACTCCCACAGAATTTGTTGAATTACCAACAAAGGGAAAGTTTTATCCTCCCAACCATCCTTTGCATGGAGTGGATACAATAGAAATTAAATATATGACAGCAAAGGAAACAGATCTTTTAACTTCAAAAACACTTCTTAAAAAAGGTGTTGCAATTGACCGGATGCTTCAAAGTGTTTTGGTGGACCAATCCATTAAAGTATCTGAATTATTCATTGGAGATAAAAACGCTCTTTTGGTTGCAGCAAGGATTAGCGGTTTTGGAGCATCCTATGATGCAAACATTACCTGCCGTAATTGCGGAATGACTGCTGAACAACATTTTAATCTTGAAGAAGTTCATCGCAAAGAGGCATCTGAGGAGATTGAGTTTACACCAGAGGGAACATTTTTTGTTGATTTGCCCAAATCTGAAATTCGAGCAGAATGTCGCTTGTTGACTGGCGCAGATGAAGATCGCCTGTTGAAAAAGGCAGAAAAGAAAAAGAAACTAAAACTTGTAGAGTCTTTATTGACAGACCAATTAAAATTAATAATTGTATCGCTTGAGGGCGTTACAGAAAGGGGGCCGGTTGAGAAATTTGTGGATGTTATGCCTGCGATGGATTCCAATCATTTGAGAAAAGAATATGCTCGTCTAAAACCAGACGTGGATCTTTCTTATATGTTTGATTGTGATAGTTGTGGTGCGAATAATGATATTAACATTCCATTCTCAACCAACTTTTTTTGGCCTGAGTGAGAAATATACCGAAGGGGTATATGATCAACTATTCTATTTAAAACATTATGGAGGGTGGAGCTTTATTGAAGCTTATAATCTTCCGATCCAATTGCGTGAATGGTGGCTTAAGCGACTTCAAAAACAATTCGAGACTGAAGCCGAACAAAATAAAAAAGCAAACAAACGCTGATTTAAAACCTCCTTATGGGGGGTTTTTTATTTTATTGCTGTGACTATTTATATTTATAAGTTATGGCAGAAGATCCAAATAAACCGTCACCGGGCTCGCTACGAGATAAGGCAACACCGGCAAAGAATCTCGATGAACTGAAGGCTAAAACTAGGGCTTTGGGTGTTGAGAGTCAAAAGGCTGGACAGACACTCACAAAATTGAGCACCACAGCCGGATCGGTTTTCGATGCTTTCGGCGAGGGTCTTGATCTTTCTATTAAAGGTCTTATAACATTTGCTCTTAAAATAGATCAAGCCCGCGCTGATATGTCGAAGCTCACAGGTGCAGCCGAGGGACTGGGTGCTGCAATGTCCGCATCGCGAGAACATACTCAAGGTCTTGCGATTCGTTATGAAGAACTATCCAAATATGTCACCACAGCTTATCAAAGTATCGCAATCTTTTCTGAAGAATCTAAAAAATCTCAGGGAGCGATGTTGGGAGCAACAGCCGCATTAACTAAACTTGGTGTTAGCGGAGAAGTTACAGCAAAAAATCTCAATTCTTTAACGAAAGGACTGGGAATGACTGGCGAAGGTGCGTCTAAAGTCACAATGGATCTCGCAAAAGTTGCCAAGTCTTTGGGCAGTTTTATGACGCCAGGAAAGATTGCTCAAGAATTTTCAAATGCTTTACCTAAATTGGCGGCATATGGTAAGGGGGCAACAAGAGAATTTTATAAACTCGCTGGACAAGCCAAAGCAACAGGTTTGGAAATTGGTACTTTACTGGGTGTGGCTGGCAAGTTTGATACATTTGAGGATGCAGCAAACAACACGGCTCAATTAAATGCATTGTTGGGTACTCAGCTTAATAGTGTTGATATGTTAACCGCAAGTGATGAAGAACGCCTGATGATGATGAAAGAAAATTTTGACCAGACTGGTAAAAGTTGGGAAGGTCTAGATCGTTTTGAGAAGAAAGCATTAGCTCAAGCTTCTGGTTTTGAGGACATGCAGAAAGCAGCCCAATATTTTGGAACATCAATGGAAGATATACAAGAAGCCCAAGAAGCGGCTGATCCGGCTTTGGTATCACAAAACGAATTAAATGATGCCATGAAAAAGGGTGTTTCGTTACAAGAACAATGGGCAGCGATGCTTGAGGGTATTAAATTTAAATTAGCAAAAATTATTATGCCGCATGTTATGAAATTTTTTAATTGGATGACTGGAAAAGATTTGGCCAAAGGCGCTAAGAGCCCCATCGATTATATGGTGGAGGCAATTACAGATTTCGCTGGATTGGTAGAAAAATATGTAATTACCCCCATGAGTGAATTTTGGGGGATGATGGATGAAGAAGATAAGCAGACAACGGCTAATATTATGGGCATCGTTTTAGCTCTCACTCCAATTATTGGAATTGTACTGGCCATAATTGGTCCTTTAACTACAGTTTTTTCAGTTATTGGAAGCATTTTGTCTGTGGGTGCAACCATTGTGGGAGTCGTTTTTTCTCCAATTGGTATAGCAATTGCATTAGTGGTGGGTGCTTTTGCTCTTTTGGCAGCAACCTTTTATAAACATTGGGAGGGAATTAAACGGGAAATCTTTGTGCCCATGGTTGGATGGTTTAACGAAGTAGTTGATCTGATTGGAGGCAAACTACAGGAAACATGGGATAATTTTGTATCTTCATGGCCTAGACTAGCTGGTGCAATTTTGTATGTGAAAGAATTCATGACGGCGCTGTTTGAAGACGTTTGGAGCAGTTTAAAAGAAGGTAGTGCCCTAATAGGTAACTTTATGGCTGAGATGATTAACAATAGTATTGTAGTCCTGATTAATGATTCGCTTGGTGCGCTATGGGATAACTTGCCTGGGCCTATTAAAAAACTACTTCCCGAAGGCTGGGATACTCCCCCTCAAATACCACCGATACCCAAACTACATGAGGGCGGAGAGCTATTAGGTCCAGCAATTGTTAAAAGCGATGAATACGTTATTATGCCACCAGCAAACGCACCAGCCGGACAAGTTTTAACACCACAGCAAATGGGAAATACAGATGATAAGCCCGTTACAGTTGTAATTAATATTGACGGTAGAGAGTTTGTGAGACAAACAGTGTTTCCCGTATTAAATAAAGAATTTAACTTACAAGGAATAGGATAAGATGGCATTACCAAAATTTGAAGAAACTATTAATAAATATTATAATCCGAATAATAGTCGGACATTTAAGGATGGTGATAATGGAACTGATAATTTAGCAAATAATCATTTTCAATTTCTTGAATTTTTTCATTTGCCATCAGCATATTTTACCACTTTTAAAGCATATATAGAGAGTTTTAGTGATGACTATACTTCCTCTTGGAAGGCAGAAAATGTTTATGGCAGAATGGATCCGATTGCCACTTTTGAAAGAACATCCAGAAAAATCAGTTGTGGATTTAAAGTTGTGGCCAGTTCAGTTCAAGAAGCTGAAGCAAATATGCGCAGAATTTCTTTATTATTACAAATGCTTTATCCTTCCTATGAATCTGGATCTCCCAATCAAGCTAAAGGTTTGGGAGAAGAAAACGCTGGAGAAATTGTTTCAACAATAAAAGGTTCTCCTTTGTTTAAAGTTAAATTTTTAAATTGGATAACCAATAGTGATTCTTGGGGTCAAGTCGGCGC